ATTGCCAATATATCAGCAGCAATACCTATGACACTATAGGCATACACGAGTGCTACCAATCGCCTATCCCAATGCCACCTTTTATATATACTGACAAAGCGCCTTCAAAGCTCCATCCAGATAATCCGGTTAGAAATGTCTATATAATGTCATTTCAAGATAGATATGGTAAAGATGAATGTTTGGCGCTTAAAGCCGTAAGCATAATTGATGCAGAAAACAATAAAAGATATCGTACTTTCAAGTATAATAATTTTTTTATCCCGAACCCTGGAACAACATTCTCGTACACATTCGGAACCGCTAATGGAGACATGAGCGCTGCGTATCGGCCTCTTATAATTCGATGGAAGATCGACAAGGAATGTAAGAGATGATCCGCACCGTGAAACCCGCCTTGGGTCGCGAAGAAGTTGGAACCGGCCCGTCACCTTGGCCAGAGCCGTGGAAGCGATGCCCGAGCACTCATTGTGAACGCACCGAAGAATGCCGTTCACCCAACGACTGTATCGTGCGAAAGCCGCAGGAGCCGGCACCGGCCGCGCCTCGACAGGGTGGTGTGACAGACGATATTGTCCTGCGCGCGGTCGAACGATATCGAGAAGCTGAGGGCTTTGAGTCAACCAAGCCTACGCGGCCGATGATCAAAACCATGCGCGCTGCCCTCGAATCCGTCTGGCCCACCCAGCCATCGCCGGATGCGGTGCGGGAGGCGTTGCATCGGTGGGGTGACGCCATGGCGATGTATGCACGATCATTTTCTGATGGTTTAAGCGGACCAGACATTCCTAATACCTTTAAAGAGGTAAAGGCCGCCCGCGCCGCCCTCGAAAACCTGCTCGGCCTCGGCGGGACAGAGGACGGGCGATGAGCGGCCTCGCAGCGGATCAACCCTCCATGCTCTACTGTTCCTTCTGCGGAACGAGCCAAGACGAAACCCTTCTTCTGATACGTGGGCCTGCCGCCCTGATCTGCGATAAATGCGTCGACTCGTGCATGAGACTGGTCAAGAAAAAGAGAAAAGACGTGGCTGGGAAACCCTTGATGCAGGAGACGGTGCAATGACCGCGCCGCACGACGAGGCCGTCGAGGTGATGGTGCAAGCATTCACGCCCATGTGCGCCGGTTTCGGCCATGGCAACATTCCGGCCGGTGTTGCGCGAGACTTTGCCGCGCAAGGAGCCGCCGCCCTTACCGCCGCCGGCTTCACCATCGAACGCGCCGACACCATCACCGATCTGCGGGCGCAGGTGGCGATGTTGAGGGAGGCGGTCAAGCCGTTTGCAACGCAGACTCACCGATACGACGATGATGAAGCTGAGAATAATTACATCTGGTGCAAAGATCACCAAGGCGTTTTTCTTGAAGCTTATAGGGTGCGCGACCTTCGCCGCGCCCGCGACGCCTATGACGCCACCGAACCGAAGGGTGCGAAATGACCGATAACAACCTCATCACCCGCACCGGCCTCGCCCTATGGGGCGCACGCTGGCAAAGCGAGATGGCCAAAACACTCAACGTTCGAGAGGACACCGTGCAGGACTGGCGGCAAGGGCGGTCGTCTATTCCGAACGGCGTTTTAGAAGATTTACTGAAAATTAGCTGGAACAGATATTACGAAATAAAACGGATCATAGACGTTCTGGGACAGGAATGGAGCGATTGAATATCCGTCCCACTTGACTTTGATTATCAGTCCCGGCGATCTGGAAAAGCGGATTGATGAACTTTCCGCTATTAAAGGTTTATAAGCCCACCGTATGCCGCGATACACAAAACCCCCGCATGTCGCCACAGACGAAATGCGACGAAAGATCGATGCTCTCGCCGCGCTGGGGATGAGCAAGGAAATCGTCGGGAAGATCGTCGGTTTATCCACGCCAACCGTCCGAAAATACTACGGCGAGATCTTCGACGTCGCAGAGCACCGCGCCCACGCCATGCTTGCCGAAAGCCTCTACATCCAAGCGGTCGGACGCGACGCGGTTTACGACACAAAGGGGAACCTTGTCCGCGCAGAGGTGGCCCGCGTTCCCTCGGTCGGAATCTTTCTCGCCAAGGTGAAGCTCGGCTATAAACAGCCCGAGATTGCGAAGAGCGTAGACGATCGGGACATTAAGATCACGGTCGAAGGCGGACTGCCGAGGAAGCCGTTCAATGGTTGAACTTGTCGTTAAAATGCCGACGCTTCATCCGGGGCAGGTTAACGCCTATGAGACGCCCGGACGGTATAAGGCTTTGAGAGCCGGCCGCCGGTGGGGAAAGTCCATTTATTGTGTCGTTGAGTCCGTCTCTGAAGTTGTCCACGGTGGGGCCGTTGGATGGTTTGCCCCTGACTACCGGAGGCTATCCCCCGTCTATTCAGAGGCTCTGAAATGCCTTCAGGCCATCAAAGTCGCCTCATCCTTCAACAAGACGATCATCTGTGTTAACGGCGGTCTGATCGACTTCTGGTCCCTTGGGGATACCAACGCAGGCCGTGGGCGAGAATACGATCTCGTTATCATTGACGAAGCGGCATTCGCAGAGCCGGTCACGGATATGAGCGTGATGGACATTTACCATCAGGCGATCGAGCCCACGCTTTTGATTCGTCGCGGACGGGTCATTGTCGCCAGCAATACCAACGGCAACGACCCGGAGAATTTCTTCTGGCAGATCTGTAACGAGCCGAAATGGGGGTTTACGGAATATTGGGCACCAAGCCGGGATAACCCGCTTGTGTCGGCTGACGAGATTGCGCTTCTAAAAGCGAATCGTCCTCCTTTGGTCTTTGCCCAAGAATATGAAGCCGAGTTCGTTGACTGGTCTGGATCGTCATTCTTTGATGAACAAAAGATGCTCGTGGACGGCATGGCTGTGCCGTTCCCATCCAACTGCGGAGCGGTCTTCGCCGCGATCGATACGGCGACAAAGACGGGCAAGACGAACGACGGGACGGCGGTTGTTTATTGCGCCTATACCCCCGTCAACCAAGGGCCTCATCGGCTGATCATTCTCGATTGGGACCTTGTGCAGATCGAGGGCGCGCTTCTCGAAACGTGGCTTCCCACCGTCTTCATGCGGCTTGAAGAGTTCGGCCGTGTCTGTCGGGCACGGGGAAATGCTGGCGTCCATATTGAAGATAAAGCCTCCGGTATGGTGCTGCTTCAACAGGCCGCTAACAGGGGCTGGGCGGCATCGGCGATCGACAGCAAGCTAACCTCCCTCGGAAAGACAGAACGCGCCATATCGATCTCCGGCTATGTCTATCAAGGGTTGGTGAAGTTCAGCGCTCCCGCGTACATGAAGGTCTCTTCTTATAAGGGAACCTCTCGTAACCATCTGCGCGATCAGGTTCTTAAATTCAGGGTTGGGAATAAGGACCAAGTCGACGACGACTGCCTTGACGCCTTCTGCTATTCTGTCGCGATAGCGTTGGGTAATTCAGGGGGGTTCTAACCATGGCCTATTGGGTCGTTATCAGCCCGTCGCCAAATACCAGCACTATGCTCCGCTGCCTCACCCTTCGGACGGCCTTGACCTATGTCATGATCAGCCGTCGCTACGGACACCGCGTTTCCATGGGTTGCGAGGCTCACCAGTCATGCCCGACGTAAGGGACGTGTGCGTATCGGCTGGAACGCTGATGCTCGTCCTTGGGGCTCTGTGGTCGATTGGATGCTATGCCGAAGACATCCCGACTGAGACCCACATAGGCGGTTGCTCGATGGGGTTTGGTGTCGCTCTCATCGGAGCCGGGCTTATTCTTGTTGGGATATGGGCCTAGGTGGGACTGAAAAGAAGTGGGACTAAAAATGGTGGGACGATTAATAGTGCTTTAGTTTCCGTCCCGCTTGGCCTATTTTCCGTCCCGTTATCCGTCCCAATCGGCATTAAGAGTCCCAAATGGCCACAAACGCCGATCTTCTCGCCGCCGCGTTAGACCGCGCGATCAGGGATGCTCAAGCGGAGTTGGTCGAGAACAAGTCCATGCCGTCGACCGGCCTGCTATCCGCCCAGGCCCGGTGCAGGGCCTTGGTCGCGGAAAACGTTCGCCTGAAGGCGGAAATCGCCGCTCTGAAAAGAGAGCTTGTCAAAGCCAAACCAAGAAGGAAACGGGAATGAAGAATGCCGAAGCGATCTTTGAGAGCCTGTGCAATGCCGCGTACAATCTAGCGATCGGCGCCAAGCGGATTGGGGATTGGTTACCGCCTGTCGATGGCGGGGGACCTGAAATCGACGAAGCGGTGAAGATTTCGATGATCTCGGCGGCTATTCTCTTTGGGGACATAGCAGTCAGCCTGCATAGGATGGCCAACGCAGAGGAAGCGTCTAGCGCGGTCATGGTCGAGTCGGAAAAGCGGTATCAGCGCGAACAGGCCCGCATCCGTGCGCTCCACGAGATCGACGGCGAGCACCTATCCCCATCCAACATGACGGACGAAGAGTTCTCGGTTTACCTTCGCCTCTACAAAGCCCAGCACGCGGACGATGAGGCCGATGGCCCGAAGCCGGTCGAGACGTTCCACGATCCGGCGAATTACACCGTCATGACCGGCCACGACAAATAAGTCGCCGCCATCCATCCCCACTCTCGGCTAAAGCCCCGTCGTCGTCGCTCACTGAGCGAGTCCCGTGGGGATGGATTTATCGCGGCGATGGCGCGTATATGATTTAATTGTTCGGCAAAGACAAGTGGCCAAACGGGGAAAATGTCATGGATGATCTGTATTCGGTTTTAGGTGTGCCTAGAACTGCAACGGCAAGCCAAATCAAGAAGAAACGACGTTTTGCAAGGTCGACGCGAGCCGGGTGACGCAATACTCGGTCCGCTCGGAATCGAGAAGATCGTTGCTTATCGGAAGCTAGGTTCTGGTCCTTCCCGATGATACCGTGCCAGCGCGCTGCTAAAGGATCGCAGTCGAAGGGCGGTATGGAATGGCTGTTATCGGAGAAGGGGGATGGCAAACCGGCAGCGGTTTCGGCTCGTCCCTTTCGAATATCCTGAGCACTGAAGAGATCCAGCCCGGATCGTTGCCGTCTTACAATATTTGTAAGGAACTATATGCCACGCATCCGTTTGGCAAAAAAATGGTGGATACCCCTATCGCCATGGCGCAAAGCCAGCAACGAGAGGTAGAAGTGCCAACTGGTCCAGGAGATAGGGTTAAGAAAGCTTTCCTTAACAAATGGCAGGAGGTTGGTGCGGATGCTATCCTAGCCAACCTCACGCGCATTTCCCGGATCTATGGAATCGGGACACTGGCCATGATTGTGTTGGGCGAAGAGCCTAACGCTGCCGTGGATTTTACCAAGCTGTACAAGAGGCAGATCGGGTTTAACGTTCTCGATCCGCTGAACACGTCCGGCTCGACGGTTCTCAATCAGGACCCGAACGACATCAACTTCCAGAAGACGGCGGTCGTCACGGTTGCTGGGAAATCCTATCATCCCTCACGGACCTGCGTCCTTCTGAACGAGGCTCCGCTGTACATCGCGTACACATCAAGCTCGTTCGGCTATACCGGCCGGTCAGTCTACCAACGCGCTCTCTATCCGCTCAAAAGCTTCGTCCAGTCTATGCGAACGGACGACCTAATCACCCGCAAGGCTGGCGTGATCATCGCTAAGGTCAAACAGGTCGGCTCGATCATCGACAACGTGATCTCGAATATCCTGTCGATGAAACGGCAGATCGTGAAGGAATCCATTACCGACGACGTGATTTCGATCGCGGAGACGGATTCGATTGAAAGCCTCAACCTTCAGAACCTCGACGCGCCTTACCTTTTGGCCCGAAAAAACATCATCGAAAACCTAGCTCTGTCTGCCGACATGCCGGCCATTATCCTGAACTCGGAAAGCTTCGCTGAAGGCTTTGGCGAGGGTACAGAGGACGCCAAGAACGTGGCCCGCTATGTCGAGGGCATCCGGGGGGCGATGCGCCCGGCCTATGAGTTCATGGACGGCATTGTTCAATACCTCGCCTGGACCCCGGATTTTTACGCGACGATCCAAGCCGAGTTCGATGAATATAAAGGGAAGGATTTCACGACGGCATTCTATGAATGGAGGAACGCTTTTACGGCTGAATTTCCGTCCCTCCTGATCGAACCGGATTCCGAAAAAATCAAGGTGGACGAGGTGCGGTTCAAGACTGTCCTTGCCGCCGCTCAAATCATGATGCCGGAGGTTGACCCGGCCAATAAGGCGACAATCCTGTCGTGGATGGCCGATACGGTGAATAGCCAGAAGCTTCTGTTTCCGGTCCCACTTGAACTCGACGGACAAGCAATCCTCGACTTCCTTGAATCCAAACAAGAGCAGGCCGATGCGATGGGGCATCAAGCCCTTGAGGCGGGCGCTGGCGGCGATCAGGAACCAACCCCTCCAAAGCCCTTCGGAGCCGAAGCCTAGCGCTTGGCGGCGGTCCTAAAGGCCCCATATATTGATCACGGGCGCACTGCCCGCTTTTAGGGAGCACTACAGTGGACGAGCCCGATCATGAAACCATTTCTAATCAACCTGAAGCGACGGTTGCGGACGAACCCGTTGCCCCGCCGGCAGACCCCATTTCCGAGATCGTCGATGTCGTGAAGCCGAACACGTCAATCCAAGGCAGCATCGGTGACGCCTTCGCCGCGATCGGTGCCAAGATCGAATCGCTCTTCCATGGTGATCCATCGGGACTCGGATCGTTCGGCGCTTCACTTCGGGAGAAATCGCCCGAACTCACGGCGGCCGTTATGTCCGGAACGATGCCCCCCAGCGGGTCCACGACGGTTCCCGGTGGTGTTCCGGCCGCAAATGAGGTAGCGCAGTATCTCATGGATAAGAATGGGATCGACGCGGCCGAGGCCAATAGCAAGACGGCCCCAGGTTCCAATCTTTGAGATTTCACCCGTGATCGAACGAGACAGGTTAGCCGGCTTGTTTTTGTTAAGCGTTCCGATTAGTGCCTAAACGGCAGGTGCGCGGGTGAAACTGCGGCTCGGCTCTGGCGAGGGGCCGAGCCGTTGGTATTTATGGGGCACCGATGGCCGCGTCTTCGTTTTTTGAAACCCTGACCGCCGCTATCAATGATCTGACCCAGCATGGCTTCGATTCTGTCGAAAGACTTGATCACTGGACCGAACAACTTCGGATCGCCGCGCGGGAATCCCTCGTTTCCGAAAAGACCATGCAGGCGATCCTTAAGGACGGCCTCGTGGCGATCTATAAGCGCTTGGTCGAGAACGGCGCAATCAGCCGATACAATCCAGGCGTGCCACGCTTCACGATTGAGCATATCAAGCCGGCCCTCCGATCAGAACTCGACCGGCGGATCATGGCGTCCGCGCAGCTAATCCGATTAAACCGCGAACAGGCGATTGAGAAGACGTTGCAGCGGTTTCAAGGATGGGCCACGTCGATCCCGGTTGGGGGCACGAAGGCAGAGGATAAGCGAGAAACGAAGTCAGAGATTAGGAAGTCGCTAGCCCAATTGCCATTTTTGGAAAGAAGGGTTTTAATAGATCAAGGTCATCGCCTCACCGCTAACATCTCCGAGGTTCTGGCGATGGGCACGAACGCGATAGCCGCAGAATGGCATAGTCAGTGGCGACAACGGGGATATGATGCGAGGAAAGATCACAAGGAGCGTGATCTTAAAATCTATCTAGTTAGAGGTAACTGGGCGTCTGAAAAAGGCTTTGTTAGGCCAAGCGACGCTGGTTACTACGACGATATAACTCACGCGGCAGAAGAAATAAATTGTCGTTGTTATATAAGGTGGATTTACAACTTGCGATCACTTCCCGAGTCTATGCTGACTGAAAAAGGACGGCAAGACCTTGAACGAGTCAGAAGGCAAATTGCGGCAGGCCCGCTCGCTGCGCCCGGCAGCTTCAGTTAGGGACTTCTACGTCTACATGGTTTTTCGTCCCAATTGCCAGCCTTGTTATGTGGGCAAAGGCAGAGGTGATAGGGACGGAAACCACCTTATCAAAAGCCACAACCGTTACCTTGAACGGATAATAAAAAAGGCTGGTGGGGACGTCCCAATTGCCCGCATAGCGACGGGCCTGACTGAGCAGCAAGCTTTCGAAATTGAACGCGCTTTCATCAAGGCAATCGGACGCATCCAGAATGGCGGCCCGCTCGTCAATATGACGGACGGCGGTGATGGCGTTGTTGGCCACAAGAGGACGGGTCAGCAAAGGGCCGCCATGAGCGCGGCCAGGATGGGAAGGCCAGTTAGCACAGAAGCCGCCGCAAAGGTTTCGGCTGCGCTTAAAGGTAGGCCCAAAAGCCTTGAACACAGCGCGGCTGTTAGTGCGGCTAAAAAGGGAAAAAAGCACGGCCCTATGCCGCAAGCCCAACGCGATGCGATCGGTCGCGCACATAAGGGGCAGAGACGTTCCGAAGAAGCCAGAGCTTCTATGAAAGCTGCCCAACAAGCCAAGACGGATGAGGCTAGGGCGCTTAAGAGCGCTAGGATATCAGCGGCAACGACAGGACGAAAACTAAGCGTCGAACATCGTAAAAAGATCAGCGAGTTTCAAAGAGGAAAGCCAAAGAACCGAAAACCGGCGACCTCGGCTAACCAGCTATCTTTGTTCTAGCAGCAGGGCCTCTCGCCGCGCCTGGGGTCAACTCTTAGCGGAATCCACTTTGGCCGGTGTTCTTCGCCAACCGCGCATTTATGAATAGAAATGCTGTCCGATAGATCGCTCATTGCTGGCCCCTCTGTCCGTTAGTTTCGCCTAACGCGCGAACTCAACGATCTGGAATTTCCACAGCAGGTAAGCCGTTCCCCCGACAAGGCCCGCGCTATAGGCCAGTAAGACCGTCATCCAGAAAAACGCGCAGATGGTTTGCCGTAGCTCGGTCATCTCAATGGCCCTTGAAACATGTAGCGGCGAAGAACACGATGAACATCCAGCCCGCGAGGCGAAACACCCACTTTGCCAAGCCGATCTGAATCGCTACGATCACAATCAAGACCCAAAACATCGCGCCGTCTCCCGTTTATCCGTCTCATTAAAGCGCGCGTCCGCTTAAAAACGCAAGGGGGATGATATGAGCACTTTCGATCCCAACGACTTCGGCAATGATAACAACGATATGGGCAAGCCGGAGGACGACCTAAAGCGCGCTGCGGTTGCGGGGATCCTGATCACGATCGTCGTTTGCTCGCTCGCCTATATGTGCGGGATCGCCATCACAATCCTAGGCCGCTAGTGCCGCAAGCCTCCGCGTGGTATGCCCGCAAATATGATCCGTGCGGCTGGCATTTTATTCACGACAAAAGATGGTCGCGGGCTCTTTCTGCAACGCGCGGAAACGGCTGACTATCCCGGTCAATGGAGCGTGCCAAGTGGCAAGCTTGAGGATGGAGAATCCCCCGAACAAGCCGCTATCCGTGAAGCAAAGGAAGAAGCGGGCCGTGGCGTGCCTAAGGGGAAGCTATCCCTGCTCTCCCGCACAATTTCAGCCGCAGGACCCATCTCGATTGAAATGCCGAGTTCAGAACTGTCCTCTCT